GCAGCGTGCTGCTCTTGACCGTCTCGTAGCGGCGCGAGCACATCTCCTTGGCCATGTCCATGCTGATGCCACTGAGCTGCTTGGTGCGCAGGAACTCCTTCCCCACGAACCACAGCTCGCTGACCCGGTTGACGTAAAGGTCCTCGCCTGTCTGCTTGCTGTTGGAACTCACCCTCCGGTCACTGGCCTTGCCTCCAAACTGCACGCGCAGGAACCCCGCGTTCCACTCTCCGGCGAGCACGTCGCAGAACGGAGCCCCCGCCCCCGTGGCGTCCACCGCGAGGTTCTCCGGAGCCACCCGGCGCTTGAGACACTCCTCCTTGATGCGGCGGGCGATCTGGTAGGAACGGGGCACCGCCTTGTTGGTGGCATCGTCATTGAGGAAGAGCGCCTCGTCATAGCGCAGGGCGAACTGGTTGCGTTCGTCAAACCCGAGCGTGGCGAACCACAGCACGGTGCGGTCCCCACCATTGGTGAAGGCCGGGTCCACGCCCGCCAGCCGCACGCTGCGCACCAGTTCGGGATGGAGCATGCTGCCTGCGTTAACAATCTCCGCCTCGCTGTAGATGCCGTCGTCCTGATCCCCGTGGAAGAACACCGCACGCACCATCCGCATGTAGGAGCGGCTGTTCTCTCCTAGCAAAAGTTTGCGCTCATCATTCTTCGCCTGTGTGGGCAGGAAGTTGTAGATGTCCGCTCCGGCTAGAATGTTGGGGCTGCGCTCCCCGTCCAAGCGGATGTATTTGCCGCCCCACTTGGTTTCCCACTCGTCCTCCACCATCAGGTTGTGCGCCTCATACCCATTTGCTGGGCAGGCCCAGTCCCCGAACGCATCAAAGGGGCTGGCCGGGTTGCTCAGCCCCTTGTACTCAAACTGCGGGTTCATGGACAGGTTGGAGATGGCCGCCTCGGTGATCGCCGGGGACAACTCCCCCAGTTCATCCCCGATCAGGATGACCCGCTCCTGCTTGAGCCCGATGAACTTCCCCACCGCCTCCCGGGTGTTTTTCTTTTCGGCCGCAATCAGGATCAGCCCGGCCTTGTCGTGGATGACCCCCTTCTCATCCTCGTAATTGGCGCGGCCCAGCGAGTCGCGGATGGCCATGGGCAGCCCGTCAATCACCGAGAGCAGGGAGATGACCGAGCCCCAGATCCGCTGCCGGGCTCCCGTCAAAGTGGTCGAGGTGATGAGCACCAGCGTGAACTTGGGCCGGGCCATCCAGCAGATGATGCCGTAGCCCGCCAGCGTGTGGGACTTCGAGCTGGAGGCCGCGCCCCCCACCGCGAGGTAGCGGTTGTGAATGCACTCGCGGATGATCTTCTCCGCCCACGGGTGTTTGATGAACATCTTGTTGGGCAGGTTGTCGTGGTTCCACAAGAGGTCGGCGCAGCGCCAGAAATAATACTCCTTGGCCCGCAGGCTGGGGTGGTTGTTGAACCCCCACAGCAAGGCGGAGAGGATGCTGGTGACAGGGATTATGTAACCCCCCACGTCCATGGTGTTGGCGGCCGGGTCGATGCGCGGTTCCAGCACCGAGGTATGGATCTTGGTGGCGGGGTCTTGTTTGTGGCGTCCCATAAGTTGGGGGAAGCGTAGGGGGGTTCGGGGCCGTTGACAAGATTGGGAAATAAGTGAATAGTGCCGTCCATGGCCACCGCCCCGCTTGATGATTCCGATGACGCCGATGAATCCAAGGCCCCCGAGGCCCCCGAGGCCAAACCCACTCCCCATCCCCGCACGGCGATGAGGTTGGCCACCAAGGATCTCCCTCCTGAAGAACAGGAGTTGTTGCGCAAGATGAACACCAAGCTCACTCGATCCGAATATGCATCTCGTTTGGTGGAGAAGCGTGGCGGACTGCTCACCTACGCCCAGCGGCAGGCTTCGCGCAGGGCCACCCGGGAAGCAGCGGAGAAGAAGCGGGCGGGGCTGGCCAAGCACCGCCAGAATCTGGCCGAGCGGCGGCAGCGGTGCTACGACCTGTGGAGCGGCGGGATGAACAAGGCGCAAGTCTCCGTGGAACTGGCGATGTCCTACGCCACGATCTCCAAGTGGCTCAAGGGACTCACCCGGCCCACCCCGGAGGACGCGCCTCCACCCCCCGACCCCATCGACACCGCGCTGGACCGGGAGTTGGTCAAAGCCGTATCCGACGAGCGGCTCATGGCGCGGGATGAGGAGGAGCGCATCATTACTGAAATGGCGGAGAATCACGATAAGCCCGCCGACAAGTATCAAGCCTATGTGGCCGCCAGCGCCATCCGCATGCTGCGTGACAATTTCCAGATGGTGCGCGGACCCCGCACCATCCGCGAGCTGAGTGAACTTGACCAACTCATCCGGCGCAATCTGGGGCTCAACCCCAAGGGGGGTGGCACCTCCAGCCCATTGCACATCGACATCTCCATCCTCAACAACACCAAAGCTTCGCACGGGGCCCTCGGCCCGGTGGTGGATGTGGGGGCCTCCTCGTGAACTCCAAGCGCCAGGCCATCATAGGCGTGGACAACGGAGCCCGCAGCGGTGCGATGTGCGCCCTGTGTCCTGAATCCGGAATCCTGCTGGGACACTCCCTGATGCCTGTGGCGAGCATGGGAGGCACGCCCGAGTCCGACCCGCTGGCCCTCGTGCGCTGGATGGACGCCTTTGACTGCGTGGCGGTGGCCATTGAGGAGCCCCCCAAGCACGCCCAAAGTGCGGCGGCGATGCGCAGCATGTCCTTGTCCTTCGGGATCTGTTACGGTGCAATGATTTACGCCAAGCTCCCGGTGTGCCGGGTCAGCGTGCATGAGTGGCAGAAGGTGATGCTAGGCAAGGTTCCCAAAGGGCTAACCAAGCAATATGCCCTGCGCCGCGCCAACGAACTCTGGCCGGAAGAAGCGTGGCTGCCCAGCAAAAGATCCAGTGTGGTCCACGATGGTTTGGTAGACGCCGCGCTCATCGCCTGCTACACGCTGGGGCGGATGCTAGGAAAATAATTTACAAAGAGCGTTGACAGGTTTGTTGGGATTTGTTGGGGTTTGGGCCAACGTCTGATGAAAACACTATTTCCAAAACAACAGGAGTCCCATGACTTCCTCATCCAAGCCCTCCACCAGCACGGGGCGGCACTGGACTCCTCCCATACCGGAGTGGGCAAAACGGTTATCGCGGCGCGGGTAGCCAAGACCCTTGGACTCCCGGTGGCTATCCTCTGCCCCAAGATCGTCATCCCCCACTGGGAGCGGGAGTTGGCCGAGGTGGGGGTCAAGCCCCTGTTCATCACTAACTACGAAAAGATCAAACGGGGTAACACGACTCTCAAAAAGATCGGCAAGAAGCTTTTCCAATGGGCCCTGCCGGACCCGGACACCCTGCTCATTTTTGACGAGGTCCACAAATGCGCCGGGGCTTTCTCCCAGAACACCCAGATGCTCATCGCCGCCAAGCAGGCGGGGCACAAGGTGCTGATGCTCTCGGCCACGGCGTGTCAGGACCCTACTGAGATGCGCGGGATCGGGTATGCCCTTGGATTGCACGCTCTCAACAAAGCCACTGCGGAGCTGCCCGGCTGGTTCCGTTGGATGCAGTCCTTCGGGTGCCATCAGGACCATTGGAAGAAGTGGGTGCCGGGGCAGGCATGGAGGCTCACCCCTCTCAAGGAACAGATGTATTCCTCCACCTGCACCAAGCTCACCCCGCGTGATCTGCCCACCGCCTTCGCGGACAACCACATCATCACCGAACCTCTGGCGTTCGCCGCCCTCCGGGACATTGCGGCGTTCTATCAGCAGCACGGAGTCACCCCCGAGATTGTGACCCAGATGCTTGACGAGGACCGCAAGCCCAGCCCTCACATCATGGTGGAGATCCTGCGGGCCCGCCAGTTGGTGGAAGCGGCCAAGGTGCCCGACATCGTGGACATGGTGGCTGAGGGGGTGGCCGAAGGTTACAGTGTCGTAGTGTTTGTAAACTTCTGCGATACGGTGCGCGTGTTGGAGGCCACCCTCCCCGGATGCGAGGTCATTATGGGGGGCCAATGTGCTGGGGAGCGGGAGGCTGCTATCACCCGGTTCCAATGCGATAGCTCGCGGGTGATGGTGGCTAACGTATCCGCCGGGGGCGTGGGGGTTTCCCTGCATGACGTTACCGGGGTGCATCCCCGCATGAGCCTCATCTCCCCCACCTTCAACTTGAAGGATTACATCCAGATGTTAGGGCGCATCTATCGCGCCGGGGCCCAGAGCCCGGCCCTTCAAAAGGTGCTAGTTGCCTCCGGCACCATCGAGGAAAAAGTGATGGAAAGCCTTGAGCGTAAGCGGCTTTGCATGGACACGCTGCACGGCTGAAAATAATTTAAGAAAATAATTGACGGGTTCCGGTAACCTGACAATATCCCCCTATCAACTAACCAATGAACCCTGAAACCGTAAACCACACCGACCGCGCCCATGCTGAGTTCTCTCCATCTGCCCTCAAATACCTCCATGGCTGTCCGGGGTTTCATGGCAATGACGGGTCGTCCGCTGCCGCCGATATGGGCACCCGCATCCATGAGGCTTTGGAAGTCCGCGATCCGTCTGCTCTCCAAAGTGAGGAGGAGGTAGCGATCTACGATCAGCTCCTTATTGATGAACAGGAGGTTTTCGATTACGTCTTCGGAGGCACCAAGGGGGTGTTAATCGCCCGGGAGAAGCGGCTAACCTTAGATTTGGATGCCCTTAGCCCCACCTTTGGAACTGTTGACATCATGGCCACTGACCCCTTCGGAGGGGTGGCCTTGGTCGCGGACTACAAGACTGGGATCTCCCACATCGACCCGCCCCGTGAGAACTGGCAGGCGATGGCCTACACCCTCGGCGTATTCCAAACCTATCCAAACATCAAGCTAATCCATTTCGCCTTCCTCGTCCCACGCAATGGGGGCGTCATCACAGGGTCCTTTGACCGCGCCGAGATGCCCACCCTCCGGGACCAGATCAGTGCCGTGGTCCGCAACGCGGAGCAGACCCGGCCCAAGTGGGCCACCAACTCAATAGACATTGACGACGTCACCCCGTCCCACAACTGCCGCTTCTGCCGCCACGAGGAACGCTGCCCGGCACTTGGTGCCGTGTGCGTGGAAATTGCCCAGCGGTCCAAGCCCGGCATCCTGCCTCCGGGGCCTATTCGCTCGACCGATGTGGAGGACCCCGCAGTCCTGTCCCAGCTCTACATGGTGGCCCGCATCGTGGAGGATTGGGCGAGCGCCATCAAGTTCAAGGCCGTGACCCTCGCGGTATCCGGCGTCGAGCTTCCCGGCCTCCGCCTAAAGTCCATGGGGACCCCGATGGTGGTGGTGGACAACGTCAACCTCGCCAACCTCGCCCAGCGCCACGGTCTGTCCGTGGACGAGATCATGGAGAACGCCACCCTGAGACTCAACAAGCTCTCCGGGGCACTGAGCGCCAAGGCCCCACGCGGCCAGAAGGGCCATGTGGCCGACAGATTCCAAGCCGACGCCGCTGAACTCGGGGTCGTCGCTGAAGGGAAAACCAAATACACACTAACACCAACCGACACTGAAAAATGAATACACTGACCAAAGAGCCGAAGGGCATCAAAACCAAGACCAACCTCCAAGGCATCACCGCCCTCACTTCTGAGAAACACAAATTCAATGGGTTCTCCATTCGCCGGACCAAACTCAAGCACAGGTTCCAACGCTATGTGAGCGCGAGCTTGCACAAGACCCCCATTGTGCGGATGACCCAAGAGGCCCGCACGAAGGCCGCGAGAGCCTGCGCGGTGGAGGCTCTAGCCACGCTCGACCGGATTCTCGCGGAGAAATCCTCTTGGGCCACGCGTCTGGGTAAAACCAAGCTCACCAAGAAAACCGTGCTTGAACTTCAGCAACTGGGATTCAAGGTCAAATTTCCCGCCGAGTAGGCGGACACAGGAGCCCGGAGTCCCTGTCTAGCTAACGCAACCCCGGATCAGAAACCACCAACATAAATTGAAGCCATGAGCAATACCGCATTATCATTAGCCCCCGCCGGACTCAGTTCCGGCTACGGGGACATCGACATCCCTCGCCTCAACATCATCCAAAAGATGAGTGAGATCGAAGGGCCACTAGGGTCCGTCATCCTCGCCAAAGAGTCCGTCCTGCTGGAAGCGGGCAAGAAGCTCAACGTCGTGATCGTCGGGGCCATCAAGCGTTGGAAGGAAGACATTCCTTACGATGACGACCAGATGCCCCAGAGTGCCAACACCGAGGCGGAAGCCCGTGAGTTGGCGGCCGAGAGCAACTTCGAGGTCTTGGAGTTTGCGGAGATCGTGATGCTCATCCCCCAACCCGGCGATGACGACACGCACTTCCCCTACCCTATTGGAAACACCAATTATCAGCTGGGTCGCCTGACCGTGCAGAAGGACGCATACCGCCTGACTTACAAGCGGCTGTTCACCTTTGCCACGTTCAACCAGACCGTTCCGCTCAGCTCCCGTTTGTGGGCGTTTAGCTCGGACCTGATGAGCAAAGGCAAGTACAGCTGGTTTGTGCCCTCGCTCTCCATCACCAAGGAGGAGACTCCTGCCGAGGTGCTGGCCTTCGTCAACACTAACCTCAAGGGCGAAACCAATGTCTGACCACCAAGACGCAGGGTCCCGCGAGATTGGGATCCCCACCACGTTGGACACCTCCAATGTGGTTGACCCGCAGCAGATCCTCAAAAGCGAGCGGCAGCAGATCGAAGGACTGCTGGCCGAGATCAGCGGGAACATCGCCACGCTCAGTGTGCAGTTGGCGCGGACCAAAGTGATCCGGGATGCCCTCGTCGCCGGGATCGTTTATGCCGACGCCTACGTA